TATCTAGGGATATTTGGATAACATTTTTGCCTGATTTTGATTTCCAGGCTGCTCCAAGTATTTCCCATTTCTTGTCTGCTATTTTGTATTTCAATAAAAAGTCTGGCGATTTTGTATTGCCATGCTTTTTCTCGTTTTCAAACAAGACAAGAGATAAGTTATGATACTTTTTCTCTTCTGCTGTTGCTTCTACTGCGTTGATTACCTGCTCCATAAGATTATATTGTCGATTCATATCTGGAATACCAGCTAAGAATCAACAAACATTAAAAATAAAACACACCATCTCTGAGGCGGCGTGTCCACTTGTGGCACACGTCCCCGAAGTAATTCTATGCACCCCCAAAACCAACTCCTATCTTCTTTGTATAGACAATATTCTGATAGTGTTGTATGATATAAATATAAGTATATTATTCCGTATTTATGGCAGGTAAAAAACATTTAGATAAAAGGCAACAAGATTTCTTAGTGAATTATTTTTCGCCAGATAGTGCTTCTTATCTGAATGCATATCGTAGTGCGATAGCATGTGGTTATCGTGATGAATATGCTCAAAATATCACTGCTCAAATGCCAAAATGGCTATCAGAACAGCTTGAGTATAAAGATCGTATAGTTTTTAAGGCGAAAAGAAGGCTTGAAGAGTTCATAGATGAGAAAGCTGATAAAAGAGTTGCATCCGATATGGTTAAATTTACTCTCAAGACATTAGGAAAAGATGAAGGATTTTCTGAGAGAACTGAAACAGTAAATAAGAATTTAAGTGTTAATATAGATATTTCTGACGATGAATTCAAGAATATCATCTCTTCTTTTCGTCATAAGATTTGACAAGATAGTTGAAGATGATTATGATGAGAGGGGAGTTTCGGTACCCTAGTTAATGAAATCAAATCAAACAAAGAGAATACTGAAATGGTATGAATGTTATAGTTTACAATCATATCAAAATCATATAGATAAGTATGGACTTAGTTTCAATGATGATATGTTATCTAATAAAGCACACACGCTCATTTTTTTAGAAACATTGTAGTGAAGAGGAAAGGCTTACTGAAGCCACAAGATGCGGTGGACAGAGGATTGCGTGTGTGAATTGAATAGTACCATAGCAATAACAATTTACGCATAATATTTAGATAACTGTATACTTTTTATTCTTAAGACAGATACTGTCTATAATGGAATCTTTTAAAAAAAAAGAAGAAGATATTGAAACCAATTCTGAAAAGAAAGTTGCAATATTAAAAAAAATATTTGAAAAAGACATAGAAATATATGCAAAGTTCTTTTTCAAACATCATTTAACTTTAGATACGCCAAAGTTTCATAAAGAACTTTATAAACTCTTAGAAGAGCCAAATACTCGATTAGCTATAGCTGCTCCTCGTGGCCATGCAAAATCAACCATCTTTGATCTTGTCTATCTTTCTTGGCTCATTATCCATAAAAAAACAAAGTTCATTCTCCTTATTTCAGACACCTATAGCCAGTCAACACTCTTCCTTGAGACATTAAAGGCTGAATTCGAAGCAAATGACAGACTCAAAGCCTTTTATGGCAATCTTGTTACAGAGAAATGGTCAGAAGAAGAAATAGTCGTTGGCGATGTTATGGTCAAAGCTCTTGGTGCAAACATGAAAGTAAGAGGATTAAAATACCGTAACTATCGTCCAGATATTGTTCTTTGTGATGATCTTGAAAATGATGAAATGGTTGAATCAAAAGAACGAAGAGAAAAGCTCTCTCGTTGGTTCAATGGTGCTCTCTTGCCATCACTTGCACCAGATGGAAAGGTTTTTATTATAGGAACGATACTTCACTACGACAGTCTCTTAAATAACCTTGTTTCAGAGAAACGCTATCCTCATTGGAAAAAGAAGATATACAGAGCTATTATGGATGGCAGAGCTCTTTGGCCTGAACATCTCAACTTAAAACAACTCGAAGAAATAAAACAGAACTATTTAAGAGAAGGTCAAGGGTTTCTTTTTTATCAAGAATACATGAATGATCCTGTATCAGATGAATTCAGGAAATTCAAATTTGAGAAAATAAAGTTCTTTGATCCAAAAGAACAAGAAGGCAAGCAAATGAATGTCTATATGGCTATAGACAGAGCATATTCTATGGAAAGAACTGCTGACTTTACAGGAATCGTTATTGTTGGGGTTGACTCTGACAACCGTTGGTATATATTAAATGCAGAACGTTTTAAAGGAGACGAGAAATCACTCATAGAAAAGATCTTCGACCTTAAAAAGTTCTACGCTCCTCTAAAGGTTGGTATTGAGCAGAAAAGTTATGTTTACACACTGAAGCCAACCTTAGATGAGGAGATGATGAGAAGAAATGAATTCTTTACCATTGATGAACTGAAAGATCTCGGGAAATCGAAAGCACTCAGAATAGAAGCAATTCTTCCCCGTTATGAAGCCAATGCTATTTTTTTTAAAAAAGGACAGGATGACATTATAGATGAATTAACAACTTTTCCAAGAGGACAGCACGATGACCTTATTGATGCCCTCGCATACATAACAACACTTGCAACAGTGCCTTACAATCCATCTAAAATAGATCCATACTATGCCACATACGGCACAGCATATAGGGTCAGACAAAGAAGATAATTATGAACGACATATCACAATCTGCGAATGATCTAACATTCGCACAGAAACCAACAGCAGAAGAGTTAGCAATAACAAAAGAACAAGAAAAAAAAGAAGCTCGCTCTGTTTTACGGGAGAAGAAAGTCTACGAAGAGTCAACGACAGAGTGGCGAAAGAACATTCTTGAAATATGGAAGGCCATGAATGGTGAACTTTCAGAGAATGTCTATCCATGGGAATCTCCACAATTTATTCCAAAAATGAGAACCGAAGTAAGCTTTGTGGTTCCTTTTATCTTTTCCGGTGATCCCAATATGGAAGTATTCCTTATTGGCGATGAAGATAAAGATCTTTCCTTCATTCTTGAGAAAATTATTTCGTATCGCTTTGAAAGAAATCCTGATATTAATGAAATACTCTTAGCATGGGTAACACAGGGAGTTGGACTAGGAACGTCCATGATAAAAGTAATATGGCGATTTGAAAAGCAAGCCAATGGAAAAATTATTGATCGTCCTGAGTTCAGCGTTGCTAATATCCTTGATATTTACCAGAATCCAATGATTTCAAAAACAGAAGATCAAACTTCTGTTATTGAACGCATTTCAATGACCATCAAAGACATAAAAAGGAACCCTTCCTTTAACGAGAACAAACTGAATGTCACTGCGAATAAGAAATCTGGAAAAACTCCTTATGGATCAGATGTTATGGATAAAACAGACTTAAACGATATTGACAGTCTGTCAGAAGAGTTTGAAGTAGTTGATATCTATGAGCGATGGACAAAAGAAAGAGTTGTTACTGTTGCTGACAGTGGAACAGGACCAATACTCCTTCGTTCAGAAGAAAATCCCTATGGCGTCATTCCTTATGTGAAATTTGTTTACGAAAACGAGATAATACCAAACCGCTGTAACGGAAAAGGGGTTGGTCAGAATACTCTTGGCTTACAGGAGATGTATTATGATCTCTTCAATATGGTCATGCTCAATTTAAAGATTGTAGTGAACAAAATGTGGCGAGTTGATCCAGGAAGTAGAATCAACCCATCTGATCTTATCGCTCGTCCCGGTGGCACAATTAGAGCAACAAGAGATGAGGCTGAATGGATAGAACAAACAGACCTCAAACAATCTGGATTTCAAATGCTGAACCTTATTTCTGACGAACATAAGCGAGCTTCTGGTGCGACTGACCTTATTCAAGGGTCATCTTCATCAAGAACTCTCGGTCAAGACCAACTTGCTCAGTCAAATGTCTCAAATCGCTTTGAATTAATCAGAAAAAGGCTTAAAGTAGCCCTTTCTTTGCTTGGATGGATGACTTTAAAGATGGAATTAGACAATCTTCAGTCACCAGAACAAGAAATTATGAAGATTTTTCCAAAAGAAGAGCGTCAATCTGTCTTTGACCTCCTTATAAGCGTTCGAGACGAGGTTGGATTCAATGTAAAACTGAAAGGTGACACTATTGAGGCAACAAATAAGGATATTCTTGCGAAACAAATGCTTGATTTGTACAATCTTATGGCTCAAAACTTGAATCCTCAAGAACAACGTACTTTTGCCCAAGCTATTGCTCAAATGAGAGGCATTACAAACGTCAAAGAGATCATTCCTGATATCAAAATGCAGCCACCAATGCAACAACCAATGCAACAACCAGGAGAAAATCAACAAAATGGCCCAATAAATGGCAATATGCTCCAAGGAAGGAATCAATCACCTTCAATGGAAGGCATAAATCAATCAACATATGGTTTCCAACAACCGAGAATATAGGAAACAAGAGCTCGAAAGTGAAATTTCTGAGTTATTAGAGGTAAAGCACCTGATAGAAGGAGATATTTTCCAGAAATATTTTGCTTTACCTCTTAAAAAGAAGATAAAAGAGTCAAAAAATGCTTATTCATGCCAAAATATGTATGAATTGAAGTATAATCATGGCCTCTATGATGGACTGTCATCATTTTTTTCGATTACAGCAGAGATTGATAACCGCATAAAGTTCCGTAACCACGAATTAAAACACTTATAACTGCTCCCTTGGGGGGGGAATAACCCCTCTTCCCTCCCCAAGAAAGCAGTGATATGGTCGATACGCTGTTTTAAAGTTAATAGAAACGCAATAAGTATAAAAATATGGACAATCTTGAAAGCAGGGGCGAAGTGGACCCTCAAGAAGCAGCTGACGTCACTGCTCCTTTGGGACAATCTGCCGATAATATTGAGACCCAAACACCCGAAGGAACAGAATCATCTGATGATGGTACTGTAACAGGGGTGGAACAAGAAGAAACGGCATACCCTTGGAGTGATGACGATAGATTTAAAGGAAAAACACCCGAACAAATGTTCGAAATTGTTCGAGAAGCTGATCGCTATAAAGGTGAACTTGGCCAAAAAGCTAAGGTTGCTGATATGCTCAGTAGAGAGTTTGGGCTTACGCCTGAACGTATGGAACAAATAGTGCAAGAAAGGATGAATTCTTCTCGTCAAAAAGAAATCCAACAAAATCCTATAGCTGCAGTGTATGGAAAAGTACAAGCACTAGAGAATGAGTTACGAATGAAGGATGAAGAGGCAAAACTTAATGAAGTATTGTCTACGAAACCTGAATTACAGGAATTCAGAGACGAAATCATAAATATGGGCTTTTCAAGTCATCGTGATAAAACATGGGGACAAATCGCAAATATTTTTGAAAAAGCTATCGCAAAAGGACAAGAGCATGCTTATCATCAAACAGATATTAAGCAAAAAACACAGGCGACTGGTGTCTCACGAGGGGGACAAAAAGAGTCTGTGACACTTGAAGACATGCAACGGATGACAGCTGCCGAATTGGAAGCTATTCTTCCTAAAGCAAATCGCCTTTAAAAAATATGCCACAAGCACAAAATTCAACTTCAACCCTTACTGCGGAAATGCAGATCCTCTATAACAAGGTGTTCCTCGAAAGAGCTCAGCTTGAGACGACCTATGATTTCCTGACAGAGAAGGAAGACATGCAGAAAAATAGCGGTAAAGTTATGTATTTCACAAGAACAACTGCATTCACTCCGAATACAGCTGCTCTTACTGAAGGAGTTACTCCTACCGGTGTTGCTTTCACTTCTGAAACAGTGTCTGCAACTGTCGACATTTATGGAGATACGACTCAAAGCTCTACTTTCTTTGAACTTACTGGAATTGATTCAGGACTGAAAGAAAAAGTAAGTGCCTTTGGACAATATGCAGCAGAAAAACTGGATTTGATCCGTTTGAACACTATGGTTGCTGGGGCAACAAATATGTTTGCGAACCAAGTCTTTTATAACTCTGCAAATGCAATGACAGCTCTTCGCTCGTCAGATACACTTGACGTTGCTGATCTTCGTTATGTTGCATTGCAAATGAAAATCAACAAAGCTCCAAAATTTGAAGCTCCTGTTGGTTCTCTTAACAAAGG